GTACAAGGGCAATAGACCTAAATTTTTCGATAAAGAATACGAACTCCAAAAAATAAGGGTTAAAGAGTATGCTGAAGATTTGTCTATTAGACAGTACGAACATCCAGATGTTGAGTCAGACGATTTAATAGCTTTCTATTGTTTAAATAAAAAAAATAATGAAGACGTTGTAGTTTACACTAACGACAGAGATATGTGTCAGTTAATAAATGAAGAGGTGACACTTTTCTTAGCCGACAAAAAAGTGATAGTAGGTATAGGTAACTACCATTGGTATTTCCAACACCACTACACAAACGCTGGGTTAATAAAAATTATTGAAGGGTGTAAAAGTGACTTTATAAAGGGCGTTGACGGTGTTACAGAAAATACATTATTAAAACATTTTCCACAACTAAAAGAAAGGAAAGTTACATTAGAAGAGATTATTGAGTCAAGTAAAAAAATACAAGAAGAAAGGGAAACACCACTTAAGGTGTTAACAAATATAATAGAAGGCAAAACAAGAGGTAGACATAGAGGACCACTTTATGAAATAAATAAAAAAATAATAGACTTAAATAACCCTTTATTAACCGAAGAGGCTACAGATAATGTAATGTTTTTAATAAACTTACCCATAGACCCAAACGGAAGAGACCCTAAAAACGTTCTTAAAATGATGATTGAAGATGGTGTTATGTACGCTTTACCAGGTGGGGAAAATGGTTACTTAAATTTTATGGAACCATTTATTAAATTAGCAAAAAAAGAAAAAATAAACTATAAAAAACAAAAAAAATGAAGAAATTTGAAAGAAAATTTGAAAGAAAATTTGAAAAGAAGTTCGAGTTTGTGCTATACATAAACGATAATATTATTTGCCAGAGGTACTTTTCAGTTAAAAAGTTTGACCCTAAAGTATTGAACTCAATTGAATTAGTTGAGTGTGTAGAGGAGTGTGTTAGATTAGTGCAAAACGACTTAAAAAATAAAACATACGATTATTTGTATAAAAGTTATAACCCATATAGAAAGCAATTGCAAGAAGATATTATGGTTGAAAATATATACGATGACGAAGATGTTTTTGATTTTGAAATAAAAGTAACAACGACTGATAAGGGTTATGATAAGACACATAAAATCAAAAAGAGATTTACGGGTAATGTTTATCCACAAAGAGTAAGATACTCTGTAGATGTTAGAAGAATAATCCCTTCTATTATTAAGGAAATACAAGAAACATTTTATTTACAAAATTTTGATGTGGAATACTGCGGAATCTCACTCTAAATAGTTATTTATTAATAAACCAAAACTTAGTTTATATGAGTAAGAAAGTTACAACTTTAGGGTATCTAGGATACAGATTTCAAACAGAATTCATAAATCAAATATTACATCCAGCAAACAAAAAATTCTCTGATAGAATTATAGATATTGTACACGCAAAATATTTTGATAATGAGTATTTTAGACTTATTATAGCCACAGTAAAAGATTATTTCGAGAGCTTTGAAAAGATTCCAAATTGGGACACACTTGAGACAATTTTAAGGGTAGAGATAAAAGATAAAATAACACAAGATTATGTGTTTGAAATAACTAAAGAAATAAAGAATATAGAGGTAAACGATTGGGAGTATGTACAAAAAGAATCGTTAAATTTCTGTAGACAACAAGAATTAAAAAAGGCAAACGATAAGATATCTAAAATCATTGATAATGGTGAATTTGGCAGGTATGAAGAGTGTGCCGATATTATGAAAGAAGCCCTTTCGGTTGGTGCAGAGAAGGATGATGGTACATCAATCGTAGATGGTTGGGACACAGTCCTAGAAGAAGATTTTAGACACCCAATTCCTATGGGAATAAGTGGTATAGATAATTTAACCGATGGTGGTTTGTCTAGAGGAGAGTTAGGTGTTATATTGGCCCCATATGGTGTTGGTAAAACAACAATACTAACTAAAATAGCTAATACAGCATACAACGCTGGTTACAATGTTTTACAAATTGTTTTTGAGGATTTACCAGATGTCATTAAGAGAAAACACGCCTCTTGTTGGAGTGGTGTTGAATTAAACTCTTTATCTGATAATAAAGAAAAAATCATTGAAGTTATAAAAGAGAAAACAAACGGTAAAGAAAACGATTTGGTGATAAGAAAGTTTTCGTCTGAAGGTGTTACAGTTAACCATATTAAAACATATATCAGACATTTAATTTCAGTTGGTTTTAAACCAGATATGATAGTTCTAGACTATATTGATTGCGTTGAATCAGCAAGAAGATATAACGATGAGTGGTCAGGAGAGGGTAACGTGATGAGAGGGTTTGAATCCATGTTAGTTGAATACAATATGGTTGGGTGGACGGCAGTCCAAGGAAACAGAAGTTCTATATCGGCAGACGTAGTAACGGGGGACCAAATGGGTGGTTCTATTAAGAAAGCTCAGATTGGCCATTTTATAATGTCCATAGCCAGAACATTATCCCAAAAAGAGGGTAATAGAGCTACAATAGCCGTTTTAAAATCTAGGTTTGGGAAAGACGGTGTTCTTTTTGAAGATTGTACATTTGATAATGGTAAGGTGTTTATCGACACAGAAACTTCGGATACTTTTTTAGGTTACGAAAGAAAGGTTGAAGTTAGGAAAGAAGAAAACGCTAAAGAAAGATTAAAAATGGCAAAACTAAGAAGAGAACAAAGTAAAACCGAATAAATTAATAACAAATAAAAAAAATAATAAAAAATGGAATTATCTAATAAAATTCTGTCAGACATAACTGTCTATATGAAGTACGCTAAGTACATGCCAGAATTACAAAGAAGAGAGACTTGGGACGAATTGGTTACACGTAATAAAAATATGCACATCAAAAGATATCCAGAACTTAAAGACGAAATAAATAATGTGTACCAACTAGTATACGATAAAAAAATACTACCATCGATGAGGTCTATGCAGTTTGGGGGTAAACCAATAGAGATATCACCCAATAGAGTTTATAATTGTGCTTATTTACCGATAGATAGTGTTGACGCATTTAGTGAGACAATGTTCTTACTACTTGGGGGTACTGGAGTTGGGTATTCAGTTCAAAAACATCATGTAGCTTCACTACCACCAATCAACAAACCATACACAAAAAGGAAAAAAAGATTTTTAATTGGTGACTCAATAGAAGGTTGGGCTGACGCAATTAAAGTATTGATGAAATCTTATCTTAATGGTCGAAGTTCACGCATCGAATTTGATTTTTCGGACATCAGACCAAAAGGGGCTATGTTAGTTACGTCTGGTGGTAAAGCACCAGGACCACAACCACTTAAAGAGTGTTTACTTAAAATAGAAGGTATATTAAGTCAAAAAGAAGATGGTGACAACCTATCAACAATCGAAACACACGATATTGTTTGTTATATAGCTGACGCTGTGTTAGCTGGTGGCATACGTAGAGCAGCTTTAATATCATTATTTTCAGCTGACGATGATGAAATGATTTCTTGTAAGGCAGGAAATTGGTGGGAACTTAACCCACAAAGAGGTAGAGCTAATAATTCAGCGGTTCTAATGAGACACAAAGTAACAAAAGAGTTCTTTTTAGATGTATGGAAACGTGTTGAATTATCGGGAGCTGGAGAACCAGGTATTTATTTCTCAAACGATAAAGATTGGGGAACAAACCCATGTTGTGAAATAGCGCTAAGACCATTCCAATTTTGTAATTTATGTGAGGTAAACGCTTCAGACATAATATCACAAGAAGATTTAAATGAAAGAGTTAAAGGGGCCGCGTTTATTGGAACTTTACAGGCTGGTTATACAAATTTTCATTATCTAAGAGAAGAATGGAGAGAGACAACAGAAAAAGAAGCATTAATAGGTGTAAGTATGACAGGTATAGGTAGCGGCACTGTTTTAGGTTATGATATGAGCAAAGCTGCTAGTTTAGTAAAAAGAGAAAATACTAGGGTTGCTAAATTAATAAACATAAATCCAGCAGCTAGATGTACAACAGTTAAACCAGCAGGAACAACTTCATTAACATTAGGGACATCTTCAGGTATTCACGCTTGGCATAACGATTACTACATTAGAAGAATTAGGGTTGGTAAAAATGAGTCTATGTATAAATATTTAAGTAAATCACACCCAGAATTAGTTCAGGATGAATATTATAGACCACACGATACGGCCGTTATTGAGATACCACAAAAAGCACCAGAGGGAGCTATTATGAGAACAGAGTCCCCATTTGAATTATTGGAAAGAGTAAAAAAAGTGTCACAAGAATGGGTAAACCCAGGACACAGAAAAGGTTCTAACACACATAATGTATCTGCAACAATTTCATTAAAAGAAAATGATTGGGATTTAGCTGGTGAGTGGATGTGGGAGAATCGTAAATTTTATAATGGTTTATCGGTATTACCTTATGATGGTGGAACATATGTACAAGCCCCATTTGAAGATATAAAAGAAGAAGTGTATTCTGAGATGATGGAATCATTGATGGATATTGATTTGAGTAAAATTATTGAAACGGAAGATAATACGGACCTAAGTGGTGAGCTGGCTTGTGCAGGCGGAGCTTGTGAAATAGATGTTGACCTATCTACTATATCAGAGAAAGAAGAAATAAGCTAGTAAAATTGTTAACAATAAAATAAAAGCCCCATTGGGGCTTTTTTAATGCCAAAATTTACATTTTATATTTTTAGTATAAATTATATACTTGAATATTTATTAATAAAAAGAAATGGCAGAAAAATACATAAATATAGATTTCCCCTTTAAAGATGATAATTTAAAGAATTACTATTTAAAGATGAATAGAACTGGACAAAGTGCTATTAAATCGGACCTAATACATTTATTATTAACGACACCAGGGGATAGATTATACTTACCCGATTTCGGAACCAACCTAAGAAAATTCATTTTTGAACCAAATGACAAAAAGGTTCGGGAAGACATTAAAGTTGAGGTACAACAATCGATAAGTAAATATCTGCCAAATCTAACAATAACAGAGTTAACAGTAGAAAGGCCATCAGAGAGTGAATATGGTAGTAAGGCAGAACATACAGCGGTAGTGAGGATTGATTATGTATTCACAGAGGGGGCATTAAATAAAGTAGATTTTATTATTATAACAATATAAAAAAAAATAATATGGCAACACAAGATAAAAAAATTAATTATTACTCAAGAAACTTTGCTGACGTAAGAAACGAATTAGTAAATTTCATTAAATTATATTACCCAGATATTTTTTCAGACTTTAATGACGCTTCTGTTGGTATGATGTTATTGGAATTAAACGCGGCAGTGGCTGATATGTTATCGTATAATACCGATAGGATGTTTAATGAGACACAATTAGATTATGCACAAGAAAGAAAAAACGTCCTAGCTATAGCTAGAACTCTAGGGTTAAAAATACCAGGACTAAGACCAAGTGTAACACTAGTAGATTATAGTGTTACTATACCTGTTTTAGGTGATACTTGGGATATTAGATACGCACCAACAATAAGATACTCATCACAAGTAGCCGGCGGTGGGCAAGTATTCGAAAATGTTGATGACATCGACTTTTCATCACCATATACGGCTGGCGGTGTACCCAACAGACTAATAATACCAAATATAGACAATAACGGCACATTACAAAATTATAGAATAGTTAAAAGAGAACTAGTGGTTAATGGTGTTACTAAATTATTTAAAAAAGTTATAGCAACAAATGACTCTATACCATTTTTAGAAATATCATTACCAGATACAAATGTACTTTCAGTAGATAGTATCCTAAATTTAGAAGGGACAAATTACGTAAACAACCCAACACTAGACCAATTTATAGACCCAAATCTAAGATGGTATGAGATGGAATCTTTAGCTGAAGATAAAATTTTTGTAGAAGACCCAACTAGAGAGGCGGACAATTTAGCTGTTAGACCAGGTAAATATGTATCAACAACAAGGAGATTTGTTAAAGATTTTACTGATAATAATTTTTGTAGATTAACATTTGGTAGTGGTAATAAAAACGGTGAAGAGGAATTAAGTAATATAACGTCTGCTGGAATAAAAATAGGTGACTTCATTAATACAGTAGCTTTAGGTGAGGTTCTAAAACCAAACACAACACTATTTGTTAGATATAGAGTTGGTGGTGGGCCAAATAGTAACATTGGGCCAAACTCAATAAATTCGATAGGTACAACAACAATTGAAGTAAAAGGGCCAAATAATACAATAAATCAAAATGTACAAAGGTCTTTAACTGTAAACAACCCAATACCAGCAATAGGTGGGGC